AATTATATAAAAAATAAGAATGGCTTTTGTGAGTTTAAAAGAATAATAACAGATAAAGAAAAAAATAGTGATAATGATATGGATGATAATGATACAGATAATAGTGATTAAGCGACCATTTTAGCCTTTATAGTTGGATGACAATTATAGTCTTTTATAATAAAATCGGTATTTGTAAAATCTTCAATTTTTTTAATAGCATCTCTTTTTATTATTTCTAATTTAGGCATATCATATGGTGACCTATTTAACTGTTCTTTGACAGAGTCTATATGGTCTATATATATATGCGCATCGCCTATATTAATATGAACTTTATATGGTTCTAAATTAGTTATATGAGCTATCATATAAGTTAATAGAGATGTTGATGCTATGTTGAATGGAACCCCTAAAAACATATCTCCTGAACGTTGTGTCATAGAACAAGATAAATATTTATTTTGAGATACATAGAACTGATAAGATACGTGACATGGTGGTAAGCACATTTCATCTAATTGTGTTGGATTCCAAGCAGACATAAATAATCTTCTTGAAGTTGGGTCTGTTTTAATAGTATCTATAATATATTGTAATTGGTCTATCCCTTTATTTTCTAATGTCCAATTAACATCTCTATCTTTCTGTTTGGTGTATGGTGCGTTAAAGTGACGCCATTGATAACCATATATTGGTCCACATTCACCATCATCATATTGATTTAGATGACGTGTATCTAAGTATTCACGTGTAGAATTAGCGTCCCAAATATGAACTCCATTATTTGCGAGGTTAAGAGCATTAGTATCAGCTTTAATGAACCATAATAATTCTTCAAGAACACCTTTCCAATAAACTCTTTTAGTAGTTAATAGAGGGAATTGGTTATGAATATTGAAAGATAAATTTTGGTTAAATACTGATAGTGTTTTAGAATTACGTGTTTCGCGTAATTCACCATTATTAAGTATATATTTAAGTGATGATAAATAATTATCTTCGTCAATATTTCGGTTAATAGTAGAAATCATTTTTATATATATTCATTTATATAAAAATAATCTTTATTTATTTTTGATTTAATATATAATAATTTACTTCATTAATGCTAATATATGAATTAGAATTATAAGTAATACCTTCAATATTGATGGTTGTTTCTAACATATCAACTTTGAATTCGTCATAAAAGAACATTAAATTGTTAATAAATGTTTGGTCAGTTATAATTGCGGATGAATAGTTAGTTTTTTCAATTTTGTAAAAATCAGGATTATATTCAATTTTAATATTCTTCAAATTAACTGTTCCTTTACATATTTCTTCATCATTTTCCTTATATAATTCTAATATTCGTGTTGCTGTATATGAAAATGTCATATTTTGTAAAGGAGTTAAATAATTAATATAAGTAGCAATAATATCTGTATTATCACTATTATTAGATAATAATATAATAGAACTCATTATATTATTAAATTACAATTTATTGTGTCATTGGTTGCGTACCTAATATATAATATTTTTTACCGGATAATGAAATATATGAATTACAAACATATGATGTACCTTCAATATTAACGGTAGTTAAATCAATATATACTGAAAACATATTGATGAAATATGTTAGGTTATTAATGAATGTTTGGTCAGTTACAATAGCAGAAGCATATTCACGGGTTTCTTCTTTAGTATAGGTTGTTCCTTCACGAACAACAACACCTTTACATTTATCAAATTGATTATCTTTGTATAATAATAGTGTTCTATCTACTTGTTGTCCAGGAAATGTAGGCATTGGCATAGTAACATTATTAACAAAGTAATCAATAAGATCAATGTTGTTAATGTTATTAGTTAATAATAGTGAAATTGAACTCATTTATATTATATAAATAATATATTAATTTCCATAGCCTAACCCAGCCATACCATTCATTACACGTAATACATTATAATTAGTAGCATAAACAGACATATTACAATTTTGAGTAACATTACTATATAAAATAGCATTATTAATGCGGCTAAAATTACAAGTTCCAGTTGGTTGATATTGTTCTGGATAAAGACCAAATGAATATGTGTAAAATCCACCTAATTCGCCTGATAAATCTTGTAAATATGAACCGGAATGATGATAATATGGTTGTAATAGACGAAAATAATGGTTATTTTTAGTTTTGAAGCGTTCAACACCATTAAATTCAATTTTACAAGATTTCATTATATCATTACCTGAATTGTCCCAATAATTGAATGTATCATCATTTGATGGAAGTTGATAGAACCATACAAGTTCTTTAACTGGATGATTAAAGTGTAATTCATTGATATTAATACCTGAATTTAGTGATAATTTATTAGAATATTGTGTTTGTTCAATAAGATATTCTTGTTTAAGACTAGCAAATAATCGTCGTTCATCTGTATCTAAAAAGATGTAGTCACCAAATAATCTACTATCCGTCATATTAATAGTTAATGGAATTTCTAAAATGATATTACTTACAGTACCATCTTTATTCATAGAACCAGATAATGTGCCTGAATTAGAATAGGCATTATTATTTGGTTCATCACCATATAAATTAGCAATACCATAAAATTCATCTTTGAATTGAATATTACATTTAACTTCGTGATATTGTAATGATATCATAGGTAATGCTAAACCGTAACTTTTAGAAAACCAAAAGGGTATTGGTAAATAAGTGACAGATGTATTATTAGATAATGGATTATTACCATATAACATATTTTCTAATAAGTTCCATTTTTCATATGAAGATGATAGTTGAAGCCAAATATCAATCCATTCACCATAAAGTCTATCTATTAGTTGTCCTGCTATAGTAAGCTCAATATAATCAATAATACGTGTAGCAATACGAGGTTTATCATCATAAATATCACTTAAAGTAAATGTAGTTGGTGGGGCGATTATCATTGCATCAATTAGATTTGATGTTATTTGTGTAACAGTTATATTAGGGTCACCAGTTGCGCCGATATAAATAGTCCCTATAGTAGAGTTATTGAATCCTAAATAGGGTATACCACCAGTATCAACATATGAACTAAATGTTCCATAATATGTTCCATCTAACGATATATTATCACTATTACTTAGTGTAATATAGCCATTTAGAGTTGTCATAGAAGCAAGAGGTGTGACTGGTTCAACTGAAAATTTCATTTCTAGTAGTAGTTTAGAAAGTAAGTCAGCATCTCTACATAAAATGGCTGAAATATATGAACCAAAATTAGCGGATCCATTAAATTCTTGTTCAATAGCTTCCATAGCAAAATGTGTATGTTTTTTATAAACTTTTTTAAAAAATGTTATTTGAGGACAACCTGATAAATATACATCTTGGTTGCCTACTGAAATGAGTTGTATAACGCCTCCTGGCATACTGACTGATTTTTTATATATACAGAATTAAAGTTATTATAATAACCTTATTAATTACCATAACCTAATCCAGCCATACCATTCATTACACGTAATATATTATAATTAGTCGCATATATAGATAAGTTACATACATGCGTAACATCACTATATAATACACCATTATTGATACGACTAAAATTACATGTGCCTGTTGGTTGATATTGTTCGGGATAGAGTCCGAATGAATATGTATAGAATCCACCTAGTTCTCCCGACAAGTCTTGTAAATATCCACCACTATGATGATAATATGGTTGTAATAAGCGGAAATAATGATTATTTTTAAGTTTAAGTCGTTCAATTCCATTGAACTCAATTCTACAGGATTTCATTATATCATTACCTGAATTATCCCAATAATTGAATGACCCTGTATTTGATGGTAATTGATAAAACCATAAAAGTTCTTTAACAGGATGATTAAAGTGTAATTCATTAATATTAATACCAGAAGTTAGAGATAATTTATTAGAATATTGTGTTTGTTCTATAAGATATTCTTGTTTTAATCCGGCAAATAGTCTTCTTTCATCTGTATCTAAAAAGATATAATCACCAAATAGACGACTATCAGTGATATTAATTTTTAATGGAATATCCAGTATAATATTGCTTACTGTTCCATACTTTATAATACCAAATTCAGCAATAGCAAAACCATCAATAGTATTCAAACCTAATAAATTACCAATTCCACTAAACTCTTTTTTAAATTGTATATTACATTTTACTTCATGATATTGTAATGATATCATTGGTAATGCCAAACCATAATTTTTAGAAAACCAAAATGGTATAGGAAGATATGTAATAGAACTATTATTATATAACGGATTATTACCATATAACATATTTTCCAATAAAGTCCATTTTTCATAAGATGATGATAATTGAAGCCAAATATCAATCCATTCTCCATATAGACGGTCAATTAATTGACCCGCAATTGTGAGCTCAATATAATCAATAATACGTGTAGCAATGCGTGGCTTATCATCATAAATATCATTCATTGTAAAAGTATTTGTTAATAATCCAGTTAATTCATAAATTAGGTTAGTTGATGATATAGCTGATATATCAAGACCAGATGTTTGCCCACAATATATAGTTCCTATTATAGGATTATAAAAAGAAATAAATATAACACCTTCATTATAAATAGAAAATGTACCATAAAATGTGCCATTATATAATGAAATACTTTCACTAAGAGTAATATATCCATTTACGGATGTCATTGATGCTAATGGTGTAATAGGTTCAAC